AACTAATAAATTCATTAAGTTAGCTTTGAGAGCTTCCTTTTGTTGTGCGGTTAAATTTACAAATGAATCGACATCATCTATAGCTTTGTTTATGATTGCATTATTTTTTGTTCCAAGTTCTAATAATTTTTCATGCCCTTCATCAATAGCTTTTACAATTTGAGGAACATTTTGGTATCCCAAAACTGTAACTTTTGCTCTTGCCATTGGTTGATCTGCAACCATACCTAACAACTCTTCTTTTGTTAATTTTGCATTTATACTTTCTGCACTTTTCAAATACCCTCCCACTTCTAAATTTTCTTCAAACTTTGCTGGACTATCTATTGGTTTGGTATCAAATTTTTTTAAACGAAAAGTAGGTTTTATTGTAGCAGGTTCTAAGACTAATAAATTAGAATCAGCAAGTTCTTCTTTTGATATACTTGTATCTATATTTTTTAAATTAGGATTATCTACTTTGACACGATCTCCTTTTTGTATACCTTTTTTTAAATAACGAATCCATTCTTTTGCAGCTAGTGGTTTGTCACTAGGGTGTGCAGATATGTATTGGTACAAAGAAGAACCCGAGGGCATCGCATCTCGAGGCACTGTAGAATATTCTTCTACAGGAGATACTCCTCTGTGCGAAACGTGTACATCCTCAAAAGGTTTTTCTTCTGCTCGTTTTCTTCTTTGTTTTGATAAGCTTATTTGTTCATCAAGTTCTTCTTGCTCAAGACGCACTCTTGATGGAGCTATCTCTCTTTGTTTTTGTGGAGCTGGTAAAAACGGATCTCGTTCTTTTCTTAAAGGATTTTTACGAATCTCATCTTCTAAACTCTGAACCTCTGTAGGAACAGTGCTTGTTTGTGTCGGCGGTGCTTCAGGGGTTTTTCTTCTTGAAAAAAAATCTGCTAAAGCTCGTAATCCTCTTTTCTTTAGGCTCATGATTTTTTTGGTCTACCTCTGCCTCTTTTCTTTGGCTCACATTCGCATAGTTTACCAAAAAGTCTTTTTTTAATTTTTTGAAATATTGTTTTAAGTTTTTGTAACATTTTACTATTCTCCATAGTTTTCCATAACGTTGATATAAGTTGTAGTCTCCCCATCTTCCTGCCCATTCACTTAAAGGTGCTATATCACTACTTCTTTTTTTCATAGACTAATAATAACTATAATTTTTTATTGGTCTATCAAAATCATCTACATAGTCTGAGTATAGCTCAACAAAGTTGCCTTGTCTGTACCTTAAAAGTGCCTGACTTGTAGAGTCCACATAATCGTCATTTGCTCCGTGTGGAAACGCAGCACATTCGTCAATCACATCATCTGCAAATTTTTCACCATACGGAAACCACACAGCACCACTTTCAAACAACGGTGCGATAGAATTGACTCGTGCATGTTTGTCATTGCCTCGTGTAGGAACAAACGGAATTACAGGAATACCCATTCTGCGAAACTCTTGTGTCAACGGCTCGCCACTTGCTTTTTGTTCCACGATCACCGATTCGGGTTCCCAGTATTTATACGCATCTAACGCCACCACTTTCAACTCGGGAAAGTCATACTTGCCACGTATCGCATCTAATAAAATAATATTTGGTGTAATCTCATCAGGATAAAAAACACCCCACGTGGTAATCGCAGAATAGTCAGCTGTTTCTTTTTTACTAAACGCTGTGTCATAACTTTGTATCACGTGTACTAAGTTTGGTATGCTCTCCTT